GCTAATACCCATGCAGCACAACACCGATCTGTTTTTGTTGCAGGTGCTCGCCCATTTTTACTATGGGTGTGCGGCTTTGGCTTTTTGTTCACCTTTTTAATAAACCCAATTTTGCAATGGATTATGCCAGAGGCAGGAACGCCAGAGCTACCAACCGATGTAATGATGGAATTAACACTCGCATTACTTGGCTTAGCAAGCTTAAGGACAGTCGAAAAAATTAAAGGAGTAGCAAAATGACACAGTGGATAATGGTTGCAATATCAACAGCCGCATTAATTTTAAGTGTATTAGTGCCCATTATTGTCGCGATAAGCCGAGCAAATAAAGATACGGCCAAAGAGCTAAGCGATCATAAAACACATGTAGCCGAAACCTACGCCACTAAAACCGATTTTGACAAATTAACCGAACGCATGGAGCGCCAATTACAAAACGGATTTGACACACTCGAAAGACTATTAACTAAATCTAAGGATTAACCCATGAAACAAGCAATTATATTAACCATCGCCGCTACTGATTTTACTTTTAACATGACAGTGCAAGATCACAGCGACTTTGTAGACTCAGTAGCGCGTGGCGGCTCTATGACTGCAGCGTCTCACAATATGGTAATGCGCACCATTGCAGACGAGCAAAAGCCAGCGCTTAAAAAAGTGCTTGAAGCGTCGCCAGGTTCTGAGCTGCAAATTGCATCAACGCTAAAATCTGAGTTTTCGCCAGTGTTGGAAATTGCCGTAAAAAAATAGAAGGGCTGATTGATTCAATCGACTCGAATCAGCTTGAACAACTGTTTATTTTACGCCGTCATTTATTACCGCATGAAAATGACGACGAGCAAAGCTTAGCCCGCGCTGGTTGGTTGTATAAAAACCAGCGCGAAAACCTAGAAAACGTAATAACCAATGCCGTGTGCAAAGCCTTTGGGGGCAAGTAAATGAGTTTACCGCAACCGCTAATGTTTACCGTTGGCATGATTGACCAAATAACAAAGCCTATTGCTAAAATAAGCGGTAGCCTTAATGGGTTAACCAATGACTACCAACGCGGCACCATGAAAATGGCGTCGGGCGTTGCGGGTATTGCTGCCAGCGGCTATGCACTACAAAACGCATTAATGCCAGCCATTGAAATGGACCGCGCATTAGGCGAAGTTAAATCTCTGGGTGTGCGCGAATCGGCATTAAAACAACTTACCGATACCTCTTACGAATTTGCCCTTAAATACGGTAAATCGTCTACTGAATTTGTTAAATCAAGCTACGACATACAAAGCGCGATAGCTGGATTAAACGACAACGACCTATCAGCGTTTACCATGTCGAGCAACGTACTGGCCGCAGCCACTAAAGCTGATGCGGCAACTGTCACTGAATATATGGGCACCATGTATGGCATTTTTGAAAACCAAGCCAATACAATGGGCAAAGGTAAATGGGTAGAGCAATTAACAGGAATGACAGCCACCGCAGTACAAGCGTTTAAAACTGACGGTAAAAAAATGGCTGATGCGTTTGGTGCCTTAGGTAGCGGGTCTACAGCGCCTATGGCTGAGCAAATGGCCATACTAGGCACATTGCAGGCCACTATGTCGGGCAGTGAATCGGCAACAAAATACTCGTCAATCATGGCTGGAGTAGGTAAGGCGCAAGAAGCACTTAATCTAGTTCTTACTGATGCTCAAGGGAATATGCTGCCCATGGTCGATGTGTTGGACCAGATTAAAGGAAAGTTTGGCGAAACCATAAGTGACATAGAAGGTGGAGAGTTAGCTAAAGCATTTGGCTCAAAAAATGCGTCGTCAGCGATTAGGTTGTTAATAAAAAATGTTGATGGGTTAAGCGGTTCTGTAGAAAAGCTTAATCAAGTAGAAGGGCAAGAACAAGCTGAAAAAATGGCAATGGCAATGGCAGATCAAAGCGAGCGACTAAGCGCAAGTTGGTATGTAATACGTGCAGCATTAGGTTCAGCAATACTTCCCGCCTTTAACGACTTTGTAGGCCTAATTGCTGATATGGGATCAGGCGTCTTAAGTTTTACAGAAGAGTTCCCAACATTAACAAAATGGCTTGGTTATGCCGCTGTTGGTGTGTTGGCATTCGTAGCCGCAGGCGGTTTAATTTCTGTTGTAATGGGTGGCGCAACAATGGCCATGACTGCATGGAATACGGTAACAATGATTGGTAGAGGTATAAGCGCAGCGTTTACAGCATCATTAGCATTTTTAAGAGGTGCCATGCTGGCGGTAAACCTTGTTATGTACGCTAACCCAATAGGATTAATTGTGGCTGGTATTACTTTAGCCATAGCAGCCGTGGGCGCATTAGTTTATTACTGGGATGACCTAAAAGCCACCATGAGCGAATGGGGTTGGGTTAAGGCCATTGCAGGTATTTTTAATACCGTATGGGGCGGTATTAAAAGCGTATTTAATGACACCATGGATTGGATAATAGACAAATTAAATATGATCCCCGGTGTTGATATAGATACCAGCCTTGGGAGTAAAAGTGGAAGTGACTTAGCGTCTAAAATGGCACTTGAACTTGCTAGCCTATCATCTGAAGAAAAATCGAGTATTGCGGCAATAGCTCCCGTTAAAAGCAGAGCTGAGCGCGGCGGTATTACTCAGCAAATAAGTAACGCGAATCAACAAAAATCTACCAGTGTGGGAACGGTAAACGTGTATCCAGCCAAAGGTGAAACCAACTACATGAACTTTGTTGAGATGCACTCATGAGTATTTACCGCGACTTACAAATATTAAATGGCGATGTGGTATTAGATGCCGGTAAAAACCCGACGTATTTAACCGATCGTGACGTAATAGCCCAAGACATAGTACACGCAATTTTAGACACCGGACTTGCAAACTTATTAGTAAGCGACCGAGGAACGGGCGTAACACAAGACACCCAAACCAAAATAAAACTACTGGTTGAAGACGATGTACGCATTATGCCAGGCACAGTGCAAGTGACAGAAAACGAAATAAACAAAGGCCAGTGGTGGGTATTTGCCCAAACAATAGAGTTCGGTGAAATATCATCGTTGATCACAGGGGTAGAATAATGGCTGATGAAACACCAACAATTGACTTTAAACGCATTGTAGAAAACGCAGGCATTCCAACCACCGAAGACGGCTGGAAGGTTTTATTTAAACAAGACGTAGAAGCCGAAGGCGGTTTAATTGCTAACGACTCGCCTTACTCACCGTTTTGGCGCTTGATCACAGCCATTGTTGCAAAGCCGGCTAATTGGGTAGTCAACAAAGTATTAATCGAAAAAATACTCCCAAATCTGTTTTTGCAAACAGCCACAGATAGCGACTTTATTGAAGCCAAAGCATGGGAGCATGACTTAACCCGCAAAACCGAAGAACGCACCCAAGGCAAAGTACGCTTTAACCGCGCGGCCAGCACTGGCCCAAGCTTATTAATTAGCGCAGGCACAGTAATACAAACCGATGCAATCAACGGCACGGTTTACCGAGTGCTAACCGTTGATGACGTAATATTGCCAGAAAACCAAGCAAGCGTATTAATACCAGTAATTGCCGAAAACGCAGGCGCGGCCTACAACCTTGGCGCAGGCTATTACCATATTTTACCTGAAGCGGTCACCGGTATTGGCAGCGCCATTAACGATGACGACTGGATAGACGTACTTGGCGCTGATGCAGAGTCCAACCAAGATTTAAAACTACGCACCCGCAACGCATTTACCGCCGCCGCGCCGTGGCACATTGACGCCGTTTACCGCGCTATTTTAACCAACCGTAGCGGCCTTGATACCGACAATATATTTTTTGAACACGATGCACCGCGTGGCCCGGGCACTGCAAACGCCTATATTTTGCTAGACACCGGTACACCCAGCCAAAGCTTAATAGATGATTTAAACGACTATGTAATGGCAAAAGGCTTTCATGGCCATGGCGATGATTTACAAGTAATGGCCATGCCAGGCATTAATGTAAGCGTAGGCGTAACCATTTACCCACACGCCTACCTGCTCGAAACCCAAGTAACGGCATTGCTCGCCAATATTGAAAACTTTATACGCAGCGCGTTTAGAGAAAACACCGACTACACAGTAACTAAAACGCAGCCAGCTAGCCGCTTTAGCTTTAGCCGCCTAAGCCAAGAGCTGCACAAAGAGTTTGACGGTATCGACTCATTAAACTGGCATCAAACCGATATAACCAGCCAAAACAACGTGCCGCGCTTAACCGCGCTAACCATAGAAAACGGTAATGCACTATGAACATAAACTGGCAAGCGCTCACCAAAATGCCGTACTGGCTAGCTCGTCCAGCAAGTGAGCTGGATAAACTGCGCCAAGCCGCTGTTATTTATTGGCAGCGCGTAGCCGACATGCTGGCATGGCCTGCAAAACAACTAGACCCAATGACCGCCGAACTAGAGCTAGTAAACCTACTGGCATGGGAGCGCGACATTAGCCAAATACCTAACGAAACCGAGCTAATGTACCGCACTCGCGTTAAATACGCCCTGCCATTTGCTAAAGGGGCAGGCAGCAAAAACGGCTGGCTTGATATGTTTAAAAAGCTTGGCATGCCATGGATAACCATTGACGAGCGAATAAGCACCGTTGATTGGGATGTAGTGAGCCTGCAGTTATTAGATACAGACCTAGTCGCAAGGCAAAATTTAATAAACGCGCTGTGCCGCCAATATGGGCGCACAACTAGGCGCTATGAATACGTAACTATTGCAAAACAACCATTAGCAGCACCCCCAAAAAACTTTGATGGCGACAGCGATTACACCGTTGCCACAATTAACACCAATTTATTACCAGCAACCCGATTTATGACGATGGACAGCCATGCTGAATTTACCGTCGCGAATGTTAAACAGGAGTACTAAACCATGGCACAAGTTATAACCCTTGCAGGCGAAAAGTTATTTGCAACTAAAGCACAAGCAAACCAGCAGCTAGATATTGATACCTTTATTTTTGCCAACGTAGCAGGGCAAGACCCAGCCGCCGAAATTGAT